ATAAAGATAAGAATAAGAAAAGAATAACTACTACTAGTAGTGGTAGTGAAGAAAATATCTTAGAACTTTTTCAATCTGAGTTTCGTAGACTCTTATCTGGATTTGAAATTGAAGAAATCAACCATCTACTAAATGAGAATGATGTGGATTTGGTGAAAGAAGCATTGAAGACTGCTATTAACTCAGGAAAGCCGAACATCAAATATATTGGTGGGATTTTAAGAAATTGGCAGATGAACAATGTTACCACTGTTGAACAGGTTCGTCAATCGGAAAAGAAGAACAAGGATAAGAAAGAAGAACAGGAGGCCAAGGACGAATGGGGGTACTAGAACTAATTGAACAATTCGAGATTGACTATTATCCGTTAAGCTACGAGAAGAAAACTCTTTTAGCAGACCAACCAATTCATCAAGTGGTTGCCTGCTTGTCTGAAATGGCTAGCTGGCATGAATGCGGAGGTCGGCTAGTATGGTAGACAATGTGTTTGAGGAAATCGCCTTATCTTATCGTAGGAATACAGAACAACAAGAAGAGTTCTGCGAAAAGCATAACATCCCTTTGATAAAGATATTGAGGACCGAGAGAGTTGTATGTCGCATGTGTGAATCTGAGCGGATTCATGAAGAAAATCAGGAAAGAGTGAATGAACTGGCTAATGCTGAGAATGAGCGAGAGAGGAAATACTATCTTGAAAAGTTCTCTCTTTATGATGAAGTTTTGAAAAATGCTACTTTGGACAATTTTGAAACACCAACCGAAAAAGAAGCGGAAAAGCTAGCTTTTGCAAAGAGGATTTGTCGTGAGTGGTCTGAGGGTGCTAGGAACAACATCGTGTTACAAGGAGAAGCTGGAACAGGTAAGAGCCATTTGGCTTTTGCTATGGTTAAGGCTCTATCTGAGTACACGAAAGAGATTGCTATTTTTATTAACGTAACTGACTTGCTGATGAAGATTAAAGCTGATTTTAGTCAGGAAGAGTTTCTGGTCAATAAAATTGCTAGTGCTAAGTTCTTGGTTTTGGATGATTTAGGAATGGAAAAAGATAGCGAATGGTCATTTACTATTCTCTACAATATCTTGAATAAGCGTTCAAACACAATCATTACCACAAATTTGATTTCTGCCGATATTCAAAAAAGATATGGCAGACCTTTCATGTCCAGACTGATGAAGGGGGTGGATAAAGACCATTTGATGGTTTTCAATGATTTGACAAACAAGCGAAAGCACTATTTTTAGAATAGGGGTGGCTGATGTTTATTTTAAAGCATGGGACAAGAGAGGATAAGCCGTTTCTAAGGTCTGCAATTATCAGTGTGACTGGCTTGGATATTTCGTGTTCTGAGGAGAAGAAAGCCATGCGGTTTGTTTCTAGGGCGGCAGCCTTACAGGTTGGAAAGGCTTTGAGGGGTTCCTTTGGGAACTTTTACCCTGTCGAGGTGGAGTGATGTTAGAGCTTTACTTCGTCTACAACGGGCACTGCAAGTTTTACCTTGGGAGGTTTGACAATGTCGATGATCTCATTGAGCAGATGGAAGACCATCAGTGGGCTTTCTCGGCTATCACTCATCCAAGGTTTCAGAAGCACATTGGTCAGCGGACGACACGGTTTGACTACGGTTCTAAGGATTGTTACTATTTAGCGACTTTTTCAGGAGGAGAAGAAAATGATTGAACTTATTAAATTAAAGAAGTTGGAATGGCTATTCTGTTTTAGTGGGAGGTAAGAAACATGGTTGGAGTAACCTATCAGGAAATTCATCTCTTTGTTGAATTTTTGAAAGAGCAGTACGGGCAAGGTCGTCCAGACTATATTGAAGCCCTGAACGACTTAGACGGTCTGGTGGAAGTCTCCTACAGAGAAGCTATTGAAAGATTTTTAGAAGATGAAGTACGATAAACAGGCTGAGATTGACGGACTGAAACGCACGATCGAGCAAAACGAAGAGAAGATAATCGAGTATTCGAAGCCGTGCGATGCACGCAAGAGACGGATTAGAGCGCTGGAGCGCGATTTGTTGAGGAAAAAGAATAAAGAATTGAGACGGAAATTGGAGGAGTTGGAAGATGAAAGTACAGCGATTGATTGAAAAGTATAAAAAACTTGAGGGTGTATGGAATGCTGAAGGAGCAGAGCTAGCGCGCCGAATCTTTTTACAAGATTTGAAACAACTAGACGAACCAGAAAAAGTCGTAGTACCACAGTTTGTGGCGGATTGGTATGAAGACGTTGTAGATGGATTCTATATCGTTTTAGAACGGCTTGTACTCAATTATCGAAACAATACTAATATGCCTATTTGTAAATGGTTTTTTGAAACTGAGGATGCTTTAAAAATTCTAATTAACATGCGCCAGTTCGGCTACGAGGTCGAGGAAGAGAAGCGGTATTTGGTGACTTTAAAAAATAGGCAGCCTTTGGTCAAATCGCAATCAGGGAGTACTCTTTATTTTAGTCAAGATATAGCAGCTAGGAATTATAAAGGTACTCAAAAAGAACTAGAAGAAGCTGGGTTCGGCTGGGTGTTTGATTGCGAAGGGATTGAGATTGAGGAGGTGGAGTGATGAATATAAAAGATTTGGAAAAAGCAGAAGAAATCAGGCAACAGATTAAAGAACTTGAAAAGTTTATCAATCACAAAAAAACGTGTCTTGAAGAAGCTTTAATATTGAGACAAGATCCGAAATTTAGGTTATTAATTAAAAATTGTACATTTTATTCTGATACAACGTTGTTTATTACATCTGAAGTTTTATCAGATGCGATTAAGGTTGCTTTGACGCGAACAATCGAGGATTTAAAAGAGCAGTTGATAGAGTTAGGAGTTGAAGTAGATTGAAACGATTCATAGCAATCTGGATTTGGGTATCAATTATATAAACAAGCAGGAAATAGCGTGACAGTTAATGTCATAGCAGCAATAGCAAAGGAGTTATCATGAACGCACTAGAAAAAGTCAAACAATGGTTTATTGACCGTGATTTAGAAAACGGTGGACGGCTAGATAAGCAATCTTTGAAACTCAGTGAAGAGTTCGGTGAACTTTGTGCAGGCTATCTCAAGAAGAATGAGCAACTGACCAAGGACAGTATCGGAGATTGCACAGTCGTGATTGTCGGGCTGGCCTTGCTGATAAAAGAGGATGTGCATAAGATTTTTAAAACATCAGGAAATGATAGAGATTTAATGACATGTTTTAGTCATTTAAGTAGAAATATAAGCGATTTTCAGATTTACCGAGACTCATTTTCTAAAGATTTTCGTAAATTAAGTCTGATACGTACAATCCGATGGTTGAAATCAATCAGCAAATCGCTTGGTTATAACTTTGAAGAATGTTTTGAACTGGCTTACCAAGAAATCAAAGACCGCAAGGGTCGTTGGATTGATGGTGCTTTCGTCAATGAGGAGGATTTGGCATGATACCGAAATTTAGAGTGTGGCATTATGAATTAGGTAGACTGATGTCAGTCAAATGTATGTTTTTTCAGGATAGCGAGATTGAAGAATTTGAGTTAAACGATGCTTTAATGAATGATTACATTACAGCTTATCCTGATGAAATCGAACTCATGCAATCAACAGGACTCAGAGACAAGAACGGCAAGGAGGTATTCATCGGTGACATCGTTAAATGTACAAGAGGATGTCTCAGGTAGTTATTGCAGTTTATTTGATTTATGGAGGAAGCGAAGATGAATATTAAGGCATTGATTAAGAAGTATGAAGAATATGAAAATGGTTTATTTGATATTGGAGCAAGGGTAGCTTGTCAGCTATTCTTAAAAGATTTGGAACAACTAGATGAACCAAAACCGGTCAAAGTTCAGCAGTTTGTGGCGGATTTTATCGCAGAACAGAAAAAACTGGGTCATACACTGTCCTACTCAATAGACGCAAGCATGTCTGATATAGTTGCAGAATGGTATTGGGATAATTCCGAACTCTTCGCACTAGCTTGGCTTAACGGCTACGAGGTCGAAAAAGAGAAGCGGTATTTTGTTAAGATTAAAGGGAATATTAAAGAAAATATGTTGGTTTATGGAGAACTTTTGAAAAGGTATTTCTTTACAAAAAGCTTTAGTTTAGACGATGTTATATATTCCCACACCCGTAAACAACTAGAAGAAGCTGGCCTCGGATGGGTGTTTGATTGTGAAGGAATTGAGATTGAGGAGGTGGAGTGATGAGCCTTACGCTAAATAGCACAATTGGAGACTTAGTTTTGGCAATCGGAGAAATTATCGTTGGTTCTGATGGTAAAACCACTACAGCGATACTGGAGATACCTGATCAAAGCTTTTACTTAGAGATTGAGCTTAAATTGAAGGAGGAGGTCATAAATTGAAACGATTCATAGCTATCTGGATTCTGCTATCTGCTGGATTGAATATCTGGCAGAGTATCTACATTAAAAAGTTAGAAGAAAAGCGCCCTATTGTCGTCTATAAAGCTGATAACGCAGGCGCTGAGATATTCGGTAAAGTCGTCGAGAAAGGACGGCATGGCAAGCTATACACGCTTACCATTCGTGACTACGGGGTGTTCGTGGTTACGAAGGACGTGTATGAGAAAGTGAAAGTTGGGGATGAGGTGATGTTATGATACCAAAATTTAGAGCGTGGGATAGACTGCGAAAAGAAATGAATTACAAAGTCATGGTAGGCAATTGTGATACAGATGACGAAAACTGGACTTGTCCTATCATTTGGATTGAAGAGAAAAAAGATTGGTTACATTTTGATGATTATGAATGTATCATGCAATCAACAGGACTCCAGGATAAGAACGGCAAGGAAATCTTTGAGGGGGATATTCTTGAAATTCAAGATGAAGGAGAAGTCCTTGGGAATGCAAAATTGACTTGGGATAATGAGCAAGCTGTCTTTATGATAGAAGCAATAAGTGTAGATGATATTGCGCCCTTTCATGAAATTCTTAGCGATGAAAGTTACTCTTATAGAGTCGTTGGCAACGTATACGAAAACAAGGAGGTACTAGATGCCTGACGTAGAATGGATTATGGAGAATTGCCATATGATGCGTGATAATGGTATCTGGGCAGGAGAGAAGCAGATTTCCTACGCTAGTCCAGATGGGCAATATACGTATTACGTAAACAAGCGTAAAGATGGCACTTATTATTTACATGGAGCGTATAAACATTATGGCAGGACGTAGATGGACAGAAGATGAGGTTGATTATATTTTACTAGCCCACAACGATAATGAAAGTACGGTTGAAGAGGTCGCTGATTTTTTAGGTCGTACAGTTAGTTCTGTCCGATGTAAGTCTGAGATAATCAACAAAGGAAAAGGTCAGTTTACAAAACGCCATTGGCAGGATGAAGAAATAAGAATTTTACGGCGCTATTATCAAAAAGTTCAAGATTTAAACCAGCTAGCTAAAATATTAAATCGAAGTTTAGACGCAGTGATTATAAAAGCGAACAGGCTCGGACTGCCTCGCAGAAAAAAGAAATGGGATATTTCAAAATACGATATAGAAACACTTGGAAAAATGGGCATGAGCTGTAGACAAATAGCATGCCAATTAGACAGACCACTTCGTCTGATTAGAGCGGTGGTTTATCATTATAAAATACCTGTCGGAAAAGAAGAAATTCAACAGCATCCTTGGAGTTTTGACAATGATATGATTTTTATGAGGAGGACTTAACATGACAGACAACATAAACAAACCAAGCCACTACCAAGGTGCAAACGGTCTGGAAGACCTGAAGAAAGCCAGAAAGAACCTTGACTGGCTTATCGAGGAGATGGAGCATGAATGAGTACGCATTATATCAAGGTGAAACGTTCGTGACGATAGGAACGCTTGAGGAAATCAGCAAAGAAACAGGAATTGCCGAGAGGATGTTGAAGTATTACACTTTTGCATCTACACAAAAACGCCATCCGAATGGTAGGGCAGTCATAAAGATCGAGGTGGATGATGAATGATAAATTAAATCCAAGACAAGCAAGTAGGTTTGCTTTCTTGCTAAAGCAAAAACGTAAGGAAAGGAAGTTGTCACAAGAAAAGTTAGCAGCTAAACTAGGCTATAGTCGCTACCTAATTGCTCAATGGGAGAAGGAGGAAAGTGTACCGGATATTTATAATGTAGAAGATATCTGTACTTACTTTGCTTTTCCTGCTGATATTATTCTCGGGAGTAGGGCATGAAAAAAAGCCAGCACACGGCTGACCTTCATGGTATGGTTTCGCATAACTATTATATCATGAGGAGGAGTTCGTGTGCAAATAGAGTTATTGGATATCATCGACGAAAAGAAAACCAGAAAGGAAGCTATCAAAGTACTAAAAAAATACAGTCGTCTGAGACGGATAGCTGGAGAAGAATACGCCCCCAAAATAACAATATCCTACTCACTTGAACCAAGGTCATCAAGTGGTCAGACAAGTAAGCAAGTAGAAAGCATGGTCGTGCGTAGAGTGTCAGCTCAGCAGGATTTAGAACTAATCGCTAAAGCAATCAACAATCTTTCTGATATGGAATACACACGTATCCTAATCGAACGATATTGCAGGAAGAAAAGGAGGGAAGACTACAGCATTTATTCAGAACTAGGCTACTCATCTAGTGAGTATTATCGGATATTGAACAAAGCTCTACTAGAGTTCGCGGAGTCTTATCAAGCGAGCAACCTTTTAGTTTATAAGTGATTTCTGGGAAAATCTTGGGAAAAATCTGGGAAAATCTTGGGAGAATTGGAGCGGAAAAAGGTGCTAAAATAGTATTATCCAATGATTGGGCAACGTACAGTCATGAGGACTCCTAAAAATATAGAGGCTTCAGCCTCTTAGACAGTAAGGACAGGTTAGCAGGTTGTTTGGGTCTCCGTGAAACTTTTACCAAACGTGCGTTTTACTGCTAGACCAGCTGGTTCAATTCCAGCTACTGTCATATTCAATGCCACGACCAGTGGCTTTTTATGTAGGAAAGGAGAGGTACATGAAGAAAGTAGAACCAATTCGTGATTTAGACGATATAGAACGAATCAAAGATTACTTGAAAAACAAAAGTGATAGAAACTATGTTTTATTCATGTTTGGAATCTACTCTGGTTTAAGAGTGAGCGACATAGTACCTCTTCAAGTCAAGCAAGTAATTGCTGATAGGATTGAACTAAAAGAGAAGAAGACTGGTAAGATAAGGTATTTTCCAATCAGCCCCCCTCTCAGAAAAGAAATCAATCGATACATTAAAGATAATCAGTTAGCAGAGTACGACTATCTCTTTCCAAGTAAAAAGAAAAAGAGAACAGATGGTGTTCGTATCACACACATTGGAAGAGTAGCAGTCTATCAAATACTTCAAGATGCAGCTAAATATGTAGGTTTGAATCATATAGGAACTCATTCGATGAGGAAGACATTTGGATATCATCATTACAAAAAGAATAGTAATGTAGCTATCCTACAAAAGATATTCAATCATTCCACACCAGACATCACACTAGGATATATCGGTTATAGTCAAGACGAACTTGACCAGAGTATACTATCATTTGATTACTAAATAGCCTATCTATTTTACATAATGAGAAAATGTAAATTAGTTTTTAGAAAAATATGGTAGAAGCCTTGATACTCTTGACTTTGAAGTTGTTTAATTTTATTTAACAGAATATAAGATATGTTAAATACAAGAGGGGGTGGGTGCACTAAAAACACCCCTACTTTGAAAGATACCGAGGGGTACATTTGAGAATACCAACCCCCTCCATTAAAAAGAAAGGACTCCCTCCCTAGATGAATACCAACCCCCTCCGAGCGGACCGTAGTGGACCCCATAGAGTAGCCTTTGAGAAGAATAAGAAGATTATCTTAAAGACAAGAAACACTTGTGGGATATGTGGCCAGCCTGTAGACAAAGACCTGAGATATCCTCATCCATTAAGTCCAGTCATTGACCACATCGTTCCAGTAAATAAGAACGGACATCCATCTGACATTGCTAACTTGCAGTTGGCGCATTGGCAATGCAATAGACAGAAGTCTGACAAGCTATATGCTGATGAGAAGACAAACGGAACAAAGGTCATTGGTAATAGGAACTTACCACAAAGTACAGATTGGTTTAAGTATAAGGGTTAAAAAAATAAACGTGATTAAAAAAAAGGACGAGTGTTCCTGCCAAGGTGGGGGGATGACCCCCTCCCCCTCGGTGCTTCAGGGCTTCACACCGTCACTGTACATATTTTCTCGCGGGAAATGAAAGGTAGTTGTATAAAATGACATTGAAAGGTATGGGCTATCTCAGGAAGAAGCTAGCCAATTACAAAATGGGTGTAGACACTAGATACAATCAGTATGCTATGCAACACAATGAGATAGATGTTGGTATTACGATACCACCTCAAATCAGGCAACAATATCGGGCGGTCTTAGGTTGGGCTGCTAAGGGTGTTGACAGTCTAGCAGATCGTTTGGTCTTTCGTGAGTTTGCCAATGACGAATTTGGAGCGAATGAAATCTTTGCTCAGAACAATCCAGATGTATTCTTTGATAGCGCGATCCTTTCAGCATTGATTGGGTCGTGTTGTTTTGTCTACATCTCGCAAGGGGACGATGATGACGCTCCTCGGTTGCAGGTTATCGAGGCAAGCAATGCAACTGGTGTTCTGGATCCTATCACTGGCTTGCTGACAGAGGGCTATGCCGTTTTGAAAAGGGATGACAATGGTTATGCCGTGCTTGAGGCTTATTTTACTAGTGATGTGACTTGGTTCTATCCTAAAGATGGAAAGCCGTTTGCAATCGGAAATCCAACGGGTGTTCCTTTGTTGGTACCAGTCATTCATAGACCTGATGCGGTTCGTCCGTTTGGTCGGTCACGAATTACTCGGGCTGGGATGTACTATCAGAGATATGCTAAACGAACGCTTGAGCGTTCAGATGTGACTGCTGAGTTTTATTCATTCCCTCAAAAGTATGTGTTGGGATTGAGTCAAGACGCTGAGGCGATTGATATTTGGAAAGCAACTGTATCTAGCTTGCTGACTTTTACCAAAGATGATGAAGGGGACAAGCCGAATGTGGGGCAATTCACCACATCCAGCATGTCTCCTTTTACTGAGCAGTTACGGACTGCAGCCGCTGGTTTTGCTGGGGAGATGGGTTTGACCTTGGATGATCTTGGTTTTGTTTCTGACAATCCGTCATCTGTTGAAGCTATCAAGGCTAGTCATGAGAACTTGCGGTTAGCTGGTCGGAAGGCTCAGCGCTCTCTGGGCTCTGGTTTGCTGAATGTGGCCTATGTCGCTACTTGTTTACGAGATGAGTTTCCGTATTTGAGGAAACAGTTCAATAAAACGGTCGTGAAGTGGGAGCCTTTGTTTGAGGCAGACGCTAATATGTTGACCTTGATTGGTGATGGTGTTATCAAACTGAATCAAGCGGTGCCTGGCTATATGGATGCTGAAACCATCCGTGACTTGACTGGAATTAAAGGGTCAGACAAGCCTGCTCCAGTCGTGAAGGAGGGAACAGATGGTGGAGGATATCGTTCCGAGCCTGCTCAAGAAAATCAAGTCTGAGTTTGAAGGTGCTAGGCTAGACAGCGAGGTCTTGAAAGACTTGCTGTCTAAACTACAACATAGCAAGGCAAGTTATTTGGACGCTAATCAATATGCTATTGAAATTGGGGAGATACTTTCTAAGGCTCTGGGAGCCTCTCTAACGAACGAAACGCTACCAGACGGTAAAATGTATTACAATATCGCTCAACGTGTGCTGACGGACGTTCTGGGGCGAAATTACGAGCTTGTGAGTGATTATACTGAGCAAGTCCAGAAGAATTTGAACTCTGAGGCTAAAATTGGGTTAACTGCTCAGGTTCCTGAATTGAATCAAGACCGAATTGATGGTCTGGTTAATCGTTTAGCCAGTGAGGAAAGTTTTGATGATGTTCGTTGGCTATTAGAAGAACCTGTTGTGAATTTTACTCAATCAATAATTGATGATAGCATCCAGAAAAATGCGGAGTTTCAACATAAATCTGGATTGCAACCTGAGATTGTAAGAAAATCAGCTTATCACTGTTGTGAATGGTGTCAGGAGGTTCAAGGTACTTACAAATACCCAAGAGTTCCAAAGGATATTTATCGAAGACATCAACGTTGTAGATGCACTGTTGATTATGATCCTAAAAGTGGAAAGGTCCAAAATGTTTGGAGTAAGGCGTGGAGTAAAAGTGATAAAATAGAAGCAAGAAAGAACATCGGAATACAATCTGAAGTCAGTCAGGTTAGAAAGCTTGCTCTTCAAATAGGTATAACTTCAAACCCTATAACGAAAAGCCTTAAAAAATTAACCGAAGAAGAAATTATTCAAGCGATTAGTGGTGGAGATAAGACGAAAGGGTCTTGTTCATCCTTAGCATTTGCTTACATAGGAAATAAAGCGGGATATACAGTTCTAGATTTTAGAGGTGGAAAGAGTTGCGTTTTTTTTGGTAGTATTGATAAAATCAATATGATTGGAAGCCTTCCAGGTGTTAAGATGCATGTAGCCAAAAACACAAATGACTTCAAAGCGGTCAAAGAATTGTTGGAAAAGGCAGAAAATGGCAAAGAATACTATTTGGCAACAGGTAGACATGCTGCAATCATTAGGAAAAATGATAATCTAGTTGAATATTTGGAGCTTCAATCAAAATTTGTAAATGGGTTTAAGCCATTTGATGACACTGTTTTGAAAAAAAGATTTAAGGCTAAGAAATCTCATGCTGTAAGGGGACATAAATATGATGTAGATAGCTATCTTATTGATGCAAATTCATTAAAAGACAACCCTGAATTTCATAACATATTGAGTTTCCTTAACACAGCTGAATCTAAACAAATGAAAGGTATTACAGGACATGAAAAGTGATTACGAAGAAGTGAATTGGTCAGAGTATTGTTACAAGGAAAACGATGATGATAAAACTTGGTGGGTTGATACTTCATGGTATGCCAAAGGATTGATGCTTATCACATTTGATAGAAAGAAGTTCTATAACCTTTTTGAAGATTATCCTCAAAACATGACTTCTGAGGAGATTGAAATCTTTGATAAAGAAAATCCATTTTGGGAAGATTTCTTTTCAGATAGAAAATAATATGTTAGAGCACTCGCAAGGGTGCTTTTCTTATGCTTAGAAAGGAGTAACAATGGGAAACACGATTTATTTTTTAGAGAAAAAGTCTAGTCTGGAGCGCGGTGCTTCCGTGAAAGAAATTTTGGAGGAAAATCTTGAGGCTAGTCATGACTACACTTCGGTGTTGGTAGTTTCTTTGGATAAAGATGGTGAGATAAATCTTGGCTATAGCTGGGATAGTAGTTTGCAGGCATTGGGAATGCTAGATGTTGCTAAAAACTATATTTTAAACGTAATCAATTAAATCATCCCAGCGATAGGGTTATCATGCGGTACGATTGAAAGGAGCAGTGGATGGCTAGAAAGAAACTTGGCAATCAGAATCCTACTCAATCGGTAATTTTAAAGTACGTCAAGAAAAATTCTAAGGCGAAAGAAGCGGTAGAAATCTACGAGCGGACGGGTCTTTCTTGCTACGCTTGGCAAGTCAACTTGTTGACCTCTATCATGGCGGTTGACAAGAATGGTTTGTGGGTGCATCAAAAATTTGGCTACTCTATTCCTCGTCGTAATGGGAAGTCCGAACTCTTGTATCTTTTTGAACTTTGGGGCCTGCATAATGGACTAAACATCCTACACACGGCTCATAGAATATCCACCTCTCATTCCTCTTTTGAAAAGGTGAAACGTTACCTTGAAAAAATGGGATATGTGGACGGTGAGGACTTTAGCTCTATACGAGCCAAGGGACAAGAGCGGATTGAACTGTTTGACGGCGGTGGGATTGTACAATTTCGTACCAGAACATCCAATGGTGGTTTGGGGGAAGGTTTTGACCTTCTCGTTATCGATGAGGCTCAGGAATATACGACTGAGCAGGAATCGGCTTTGAAATATACGGTAACGGATAGTAGCAATCCAATCACAATCATGTGTGGGACACCACCTACACCTGTTTCAAATGGGACGGTATTCACAAATTACCGTAAGAATTGCCTATTTGGGAAAGGAAAATACTCAGGTTGGGCAGAATGGTCGGTTTCTGAGGAAAAAGAAATCGATGATGTCGATGCCTGGTATAATTCCAATCCCTCTATGGGTTACCATTTGAATGAGCGGAAGATAGAAGCTGAGCTTGGTGATGACAAGCTAGACCATAATGTTCAGCGTTTGGGTTATTGGCCTGAATACAACCAGAAATCTGCTATTTCGGAAACGGAATGGAATGAGTTGTGTGTTGACTCTATGCCTGATTTATCAGGTAAGTTGTTTGTCGGAGTCAAATATGGTCAAGATGGCGCAAACGTGGCATTAAGTATTGCTGTTCGTACTGTAGATGAACGGATTTTCGTTGAGACAATTGACTGTCAGTCAGTCCGTAACGGGAATGACTGGATCTTGGATTTTGTCAAGCGTGCTGATGTGGCTACTATCGTAGTCGATGGGGCAAGCGGTCAGAAAATCCTTGATGAAGAGTTGAAAAAGGAACGCATGAAGAGCGTGATATTGCCTACGGTTAAGGAAATCATCGTGGCTAACTCGATGTGGGAACAAGGGATTTATCAAAAGACCTTGTGCCATGCTGGTCAACCGTCTTTGAAGAAAATCACAACCAACTGCGAGAAGCGGAACATCGGTTCAAATGGTGGGTTTGGCTATCGCTCGCATTTTGCGGATATGGATATTTCTTTGATGGATAGCGCCTTGCTTGCGCATTGGGCTTGTATGACAACTAAGCCTAAGAAAAAGCAAAAAATCAGTTATTAAGAGGAGCGGTTGAGAGACTGCTTTTTTTGATGCCTAAAAAATTACCGAACTGCCGGGAAAGCAGGAGAAAGGAGACATGAAGATGTCTGAATTTAAAACGATTGAAACACAGGAAGAGCTAGATAACATCGTGAAGGAACGTATCAGACGTGAGCGTGAAAAATTCGGTGATTATGATGAACTCAAGAAACGTGTTTCAGAACTGGAATCTGAAAACAGTGCTTTGAAGTCTACTGTTGAAGATGACAAGCAAACCAGAGCAGGATTAGATGCTCAAATCACTGAATTGCAGGGGCAAGTGAGCAATTATGAAACTGCTAGCTTGCGAACTCGTATCGCTTTACAAAATGGCTTGCCTTATGACTTGGCTGACCGTCTTCAAGGCGCTGACGAAGAGGCATTAAAGGCTGACGCTGAGCGTCTAGCTGGCTTTATGCGTCCAGCAACACCTCCAGCGCCACTAAGAGATACGGAGCCTGCTATCGGTGATGACAAAACTACGCAAATGAAGCAGATGCTTCGTGAATTACAACCAAAAGGAGAATAGAAATTATGGCAGATAATGCAATGAAAGCTGGAACACTTTTTAAACCAGAACTAGTAACAGAATTGATTAGCAAGGTACAGGGGAAATCTGTACTGGCTAAATTGTCGGCACAAACCCCAATTCCATTTAATGGGGTGGAGCAATTCATCTTCAACCTTGAAGGTAATGCGCAAATCGTTGGTGAGGGTGAGCAAAAACTTGGAAATAAAGCGAAGTTGACTTCGAAAATTATCAAACCGCTTAAATTTGTTTATCAAGCCCGTATTACAGATGAGTTTCAATACGCTTCAGAAGAAAAACGAATGAACTTCTTGTCAGCTTATATGGACGGTTTTGCTAAGAAGATTGCAGAAGCCTTTGACCTTGCTGCTCTTCATGGGCTTGAACCAAAAACAATGACGGACGCTTCTTTCCGTGCAACCAACTCATTTGATGGTGTGATTAGCGGAAGTGTCGTGACGTATGATGAAGCAAAAATTGATGAAAACCTTGAAGATGCAGTACAACAGGTTATTGCCCGTGGTTGCGAGGTAACAGGTATTGCCTTGTCACCAATAGCAGGTCAAGCATTGGCGAAAGTTAAAGTAAATGATGTCGTTCAATATCCTGAGTTCCGTTTTGGTCAAAATCCTGATTCATTCTACGGAATGAAATCAGATATCAACAAGAACCTTACTGTAACTGGTGGTAGTGCCGAGACAGACCATGCTATTGTCGGGGATTTTCAAAACCGCTTCAAATGGGGTTATGCTGAAAGTATTCCGATGGAAATCATTGAATTTGGTGATCCAGATGGCGCTGGTCGTGACCTTAAAGCTTACAATGAAATCTGTTTGCGTGCGGAAGCCTTTATTGGCTGGGGTATCCTTGATGAAGATGCCTTCGCTCGTGTGAAAGCGTAAGATTATGACTTTATACCGTGATACGAAAACGGGCGTGATTATCTCCGCTGAGAGTGTTCTTGGCGGAGATTGGGTGCCTGTGGAAAAGCAAGTGATTGAGGAAGAACATCTGACTGTCGTTAAGTTAAAATCTAGTTTAGATGAGCTGGGTATTCACTATGAAAAGAATGCCAAGAAGTCAGAGCTACTCAGTCTTTATAAGAGTCATAAAGGGTAATTTATGGGAAATTTTGCAAAGATTGAAGACTTGGAATTGTTGTGGCGCTCGTTGGGATTTGATGAGTATGAAAGGGCTGAGGCTCTGTTGGAAGTTGTATCTAATTCTTTGCGAGTGGAGGCTGAAAAAGTCGGTAAAGACCTTGATGATATGGTAGCTGAGAGCGTGTCATTCGCTAGTGTTGCTAAGTCTGTCACGGTCGATATCGTAGCACGAACCCTCATGACCTCAACAGACCGTGAACCAATGACTCAGGTTGCTGAAAGTGCCTTGGGTTATTCGTTTAGTGGTTCTTACCTTGTGCCTGGAGGCGGTATCTTTATCAAAGATACCGAACTTAAAAGGCTTGGTTTGAAGAAAAAACAACGATATGGAGCGATTGAGATTTATGACCTACCTAAAAGGAATCCCTGTCATTTTAGTGGACAAGGTGGAAATTGGTAATGACGATTTCGGTCATCCAATTCATCGTGATGTTGAGATTGAGGTTCAAAATGTATTGGTTGCCCCGACTTCATCAGAGGACGTCATCAATCAAATGAACTTGACTGGGAAAAAGGCAGTCTATACACTTGGTATTCCTAAAGGGGACACTAATAAGTGGGAAAACCGCGAGGTCAAGTTTTTTGGTCGTAAATGGCGGACGATTGGCATTCCTCAAGAGGGGATTGAGTCAATGATTCCATTATCTTGGAATAGAAAGGTCATGGTTGAAGTTTATGAGTAATATGAAATTTCAATTGAACTCGGCTGGCGTGTCTGCATTGCTACGTTCTTCCGAAATGCAGGGTATTTTGAGGGAGAAAGGGCAAGGGATTGCCGAAAGAGCTGGTGAGGGGTTTGAATTGACTGTATCGCCAGGGCAAAAGCGTGCCAATGCAAAGATTAGTACGACTGATATCAAGAGCATGGCTAGAAATAAAAAACATAATATTTTACTGAAGGCTATGAGATGATCGAATTAGTTATAAAGAAATTTTTGGACGGACAGTTAGATGTACCGTCTTTTTTTGAACATAAACCGAATATGCCTGAGAGTTATGTCATTTTAGAAAAGACTGGAAGTGGTGGAAGCGACTACGTTCATTCCGCTACATTCGCTTTTCAAAGTTATGCACCATCACTTCAAAAGGCTGCTGAGCTGAATGAGAAAGTCAAGAAAGTAGTTGAGGATCTCATCACGGTCAACGAAGTCAGCGGTGTGCATCACAATAGTGACTACAACTTTACAGACACGGAAACGAAGCAATATCGCTATCAAGCGGTATATGACATCAATTATTTTTAAAAAGGAGGTGTAGTTTTGGCGCCAGAATTAGAAGAGACAGAAGTAAGAACACCAAATGCAGAATCAACAGGAGGAAAGAATATGACGACTGCATCAGCATCAAATGTAACGGCTGCTAAGCCGAAAATCGGAGGGGCGGTTTCTACTGCTCCAGCTGGAACAGATCTTCCAACGAATGCAAAAACAACCTTGAACCCAGCATTTAAAACGCTTGGGTATATTTCAGAAGATGGATTGACCAATGAGAACTCACCAGAGTCAGAAGAAGTCAAGGCTTGGGGAGGACAAACAGTCTTGTCTTCTCAAACTGAAAAGAAAGATACCTTTAAATACAAATTGATTGAGGGTCTTAACATTGAAGTCTTGAAAGAAGTCTATGGACCAGATAACGTTTCAGGAACCCTTGAAACAGGTATCACTGTAACAGCCAATGGTAAGGAGTTGCCAGAACATAGATTGGTTATTGATACTTTGCTGAAAAATGGCTGTGTGAAACGTGTTGTCATTCCTCGTGGTAAGGTTAGCCAAATTGGCGAAATTAACTATAAAGACGGCGAACCTATCGGCTATGATTTGACAATCACTGCATTACCAGACAACAGTGAAAACACTCACTACGAATACATTCAAGGAGCGTAAAATAAATGGAAGAAATCTTAAAAGGAAAAACAGAGTCAGGGTTTGAGTACAAAATCCCTAAAAAACGATTGAGAAACTTTTATCTCATGCGCGAAGCTTCCAAAATGGAGAAGGGGGATTTTGAAGCTGCTGAAAAATTGCTGAATCTTCTCTTTGGTAAAAAACAAGCGGAAGAGTTTTTATCTCATTTAGATGATGGAGACGACTTCATCGATACTGAGGTACTGTTCGCAGATATCAAGAGTATCTTTGAGTCCAACAAAGACCTAAAAAAATCTTAGTCCTTGCTCAGATGATTGCCTTAGACGAGGATGCTCTTATCTGTGATTTAGCGGAAACCTACCAAATATACGACTATAAACAGCTACCTTTAAATCAGGTGGCTGTTTTTGCGTATGGGTTGCGTGATGATTCGCGGATAAAGCAGATGATGTCTGACCAAATCGTCCCTCTTGAAACGACGTTACTTGCAAGTATCGTAGACAGACTGTCTCTTTCTTTGTGGTTGAAAACAAAAGATGGGCAAAAGGGTGTTAATCGTCCTGCATCAATTGCTGAATTACTTACAAAGAATAACAAAGAAGAGGGAGATGAAAGGGATTATCTCGTCTTTGAATCTGGTGAGGACTTTGAAAACTATCGCAAGGCTTTGCTTGCAAAAACAGGAGGTGAGGATTAGTGGCGACCGAATTAGGAAAAGCCTATGTACAAATCATTCCATCTGCTAAAGGCATTAGTGGCATGATTCAAAAGGAAATGGGTGGTGAAGTTGCCTCAGCTGGCGTTAGCGCAGGCGAATCCCTCGGATCTAAAATGATGGGGGCTGTTTCAGGAGTTATTGCTGCAGCTGGAATTGGTAAAGCAATCGGAGCATCGATAAACGAAGGGGCAGCACTTCAACAATCTCTTGGAGGGGTTGAAACCTTATTTAAAGACTCAGCTGATAAGGTCAAAGGATTTGCGAACGAGGCTTACAAGACAACAGGTCTCTCAGCCAATGCCTATATGGAAAATGTTACAGGTTTCTCAGCAAGCTTGCTACAATCTCTTGGTGGAGATACAGATAAAGCAGCAGAAACAGCTAACATGGCCATGATTGATATGTCGGATAATGCCAATAAGATGGGGACATCTATGGAAAGTATTCAACTGGCTTATCAAGGTTTTGCCAAGCAAAATTATACGATGCTAGACAACCTTAAATTGGGTTATGGTGGTACGAAGCAAGAAATGCAACGACTTTTGGCGGATGCTGAAAAATTGACAGGTGTTAAATATGACATCAATAATCTATCAGACGTTTATAGCGCCATTCACACTATACAAGAGAATTTGGACATCACTGGTACGACAGCTAGAGAGGCAGCAACTACATTTACAGGTTCATTTGAATCGATGAAATCAGCTGCTCAGAATGTGCTTGGAAAGTTGTCTTTAGGTGAAGATATTCAACCTGCACTACAAGCTTTGATGGAAACGACATCAACATTTCTTTTCGGAAACCTAATTCCGATGATTGGAAATATTTTGAAGCAAATTCCTAACCTTATTTTTGGAGGGATAAAGGGTGTGTTCAGTGGGATCTTTGGCGAAGGTCTAGGAAGTATCATGGGCGGTATCGTTACCGCTCTTGGTTCTGCATTTTTAGCATTTAAGGCATTTTCGGTAGTCTCGGGAATGTTATCGGGAATACCTGCTGTCTTAACGACAATTAAAACAGCAGTCACGGGTCTGTTTACTGCCATGAGCGCCAATCCTATTGGAATTGCAATCGCCGCGATTGCTGCATTGACTGCAGGTTTAGTTTATTTCTTTACTCAAACTGAGATGGGTAGACAAATCTGGCAAGGCTTCATGGATTGGTTCTCTGGTGTATGGCAATCTGTCGCACCAGTCTTAACCGAAGTTTGGAATGGTATTGTTGAAACAGCTACGACTGTCTGGAACAATATGATGGCTGTTGTTGCTCCAATTATTCAAGCAGTTGTTGATTTTATTAGGTCCGTTTGGGACGGTATTTCCCTATGGTGGACTGAAAATCAAGGTTTGATTCTACAAACGTTCACAACGGTTTGGAACGCGATCCAGACAGTTATTCAGACGGTTATGCCGATTATTCAATCCATTATTGAAACCGCAATGAATATCCTGGCTCCTTTCATTGAAGCGACGTGGAACAATATCTGCACGGTAGTAACAACAGTTTGGGAATTGATTAAGATTGCTATTCAGACGGCTATGGATGTTATTAGTGGCATCATAAAAGCTGTGATGCAAGTTATTAATGGTGACTGGAGCGGTGCTTGGGAAACTATAAAAGGTGTCGGTGAGGCCATCTGGAAAGGGTTGTCTGCTGCAGGTAAGGCTATCTTTGATGGTTTTGCTCAGATATTATCTAACATCTGGAATACAATCAAATCTGTAGCAAGCAGTGCTTGGGAAGGTTTGAAATCAACCGTCTTAGGTCTGATTGACGGACTTGTACAAGGAGCTAAAAATGCATGGGAAAGCATGAAACAAGGTGTTCGTGACCTTGTAAGTAATGTTACGAGTATCTTTGATGGCATTCGAAACATTGACCTATGGTCAGCAGGTAAGGCTATTCTTGATGGATTCCTAGGAGGATTGAAATCCGCTTGGACTGCTGTTACTGACTTTGTCGGTGGTATTGCTGGGTGGATTGCTGACCACAAAGGACCGATTGAGTACGACCGCAAGCTCTTGATCCCTGCTGGTAATGCGATTATGCAAGGTTTGAATAGAGGGTTGCAAGACCGTTTCAAGGGTGTTAAGAAATCTGTCAGCGGAATGGCTGGCGAAATCTCAAACGCATTTTCAAACGATGATTTTGGCTTGAGTGGAACACCGACTATTGCCAAAAATATTGAAGCAAGTTTGGCCATGCCAAGCGCTCAAATCGAGGCGAAAGACAGTCAAACCGTGTCTGAGATAGCGATTCTGAGAGCAAGTATGGAGAAAATCCTTACTGCTATCCTTGAAAAGCCGTCAGATACTTACCTAGACGCTGATAAAATTTCAATGAGCGTCTACCAACGTCAAGGTGCGATTTATGCTAGGGAGGGAATGTAATGTTTTATATGATTATCAATGGGTTTAATACATCAACTATCCCTCACTGCGTGGTGACGGATTTTGGTCAGGTAGAGGCTGCTAAGCCTAGGGTGGCTGAAGATGCTAACCTCTACGGAGCCAACGGAAGTTATCGAGTGCTGGATGGTGGCTATGAGAGTTATGAACGGACTTTTTCGTTCTATATTCCTAAGTTACTGGATGTTTCTACTATCGTGGAGAAATTTCAGCCTAAGGACAATGTGCTAGAGTTTAGCTACCAGTTGGGGTCTGTATTTTATGCGGATTTTATTGGTGCAACCTATAGCCCTCATGGGATGCATGCCTGGAAACTAGAAATCAAGTTGAACATGCAACCGTTCCGTTATCAGAAAAATGTTGCTCCTCTTATCTTTACCGCAAGTGGAAATATCAACAATCCAGGCTCTGTCTATAGCGAGCCTGTGATTGAGATTGAGGGAGACGGTGATATTTCTTTGACTATCGGAAGGACAACTATGCACTTGACCGTTAGACGAAAAGTGACCATTGATTGTAGGCATAAGAAACAGAATATCTATAATGCAGATGGCGCGGTTCAAAATACTTTACGTAAACGTGGAGGCTTCTTTGAGTTGGCAGTTGGTAATAACAGTCTGGTCTTTACTGGTTCGGTTCGCAAGGTCACGGTTCGGCCGAATTGGAGGTATATCTTATGATTTATCTTACTGAAGGCAATACACCTTTAAATGAGGCCTACAATGATGAAATTGTCCATTTGGGGAACAATACCTATCAACTGACCTTTCGTTTTCCTACATCGGATACCAAGTGGGAATTACTGAAAGAGGAAACTTTTCTGACTGCAGATGACCTGCATGGTGAGCAGGATTTTTATATTTTTGAGGTTGAAAAGCAACAAGGATATATTCAAGTCTATGCCAATCAGGTTATCAGTTTGTTAAATAATTACATCGTTAGCTCTATCGAGGTTGACCGTGTCAGTGGGACAAGGGTGTTGAGTGCTTTTGCTGGTAGTATTACCAGAGCCAATCCTTTTTCTTTCTTCTCTGATATTGATGATAGGCATACGCTCAATATCAAGGATAAGAATGCCATGGAGGTCTTGGCCAAAGGCAAGCATTCTATCCTTGGTCAGTGGGGCGGAGATATGGTGCGAAACGGCTACAATTTACGCTTGTTGAAGAATGGCGGTTCTGAAAATGAATCGCTTTTTATGTACAAGAAAAACTTGTCCAGCTACCAGCATAAGACCTCAACGAAGTCTTTAAAAACTCGGATAACCTTTAAAACGACTGTTAAGGGCGAGGGAGAAAATGCGGTTGACCATGATTATATGGTGGTGATTGACAGCCCCTTACTTGGGAACTACAGCCAAATCTACGAAGATGTGGTGGAAGTCAATGACCAAGACGTGACAGATGAGGCTAGCTTGATTGAATACGGTAAGCAGTATTTTCGGACAAGTATGTGCGACATGCTAGAAGATAACCTTGAAATCTCGGTTGTCGGTCAGAGTGATGTTGCGGTGCAGATGTTTGATGTGGTCAGTTTCTACCATGAGTGGTACGGTCTTGATGTTCGTAAGAAAATCACCAAATATACCTATTCGCCAATGGCAAAACTCCTAAAATCAATAGGTTTTGGAACCTTCCAGTCCAGTCTTGCAAATGTGATCGGTGGGATTGTAAATGATGCCGTTTTGAATGAAAGCCGAAATCTGCATCAGATTTTTGAAGAACGTTTGAAAAAGGAAATCGCCAACGCTGACCGTGCCTTTGACGCTGAATTTTCCAAGCGTGAGAAAGATATTACGGATGCCATCGAACTTGCCAAAGCCAGAGCTGAAGAAGTCAAGAGAGAACTGTCTGACACTATCAATCAGCGCTTTAATAGCTTTGACAACGGGCCATTGAAAGAAACTAAGCGCAAGGCTGAGGAAGCTTTGCGAAATGCTGGCGCAAGTACCCTGCTTGCACAGGAAGCTAAGCGGATTGGGCTGGATTCTGTCGCTAGACTTGAAGAGTTTAAGTCGCAGACTACGAGCGCACAAACGGCTCTGTCAGGTGACTTGGACGCTCTGAAACAGACGGTCACAAGTGAGGTCAATCAAGCTTCAGAGTACCGCAGAACGACCACAGAGGTCCTTAGTCGCATGACTGGCCAGATGGACGGATTTGCGACGAAATCTGAAGTTAGACAAGATGTGGCTGGTCTGACAGAGACATTTGCTAAACTTAAAACTGATACGAATAATTTGATTTCTGGAGCTAAAAGTGAAATCACTCTAGCAAAAACAGAATTTCAGAAAACAGCTGATGGCCTATCTGCTAAGATGTCAGCAGTTGAGCGTTACGTTAATCAAGATGGTCAGCGACAAGAGAG